ATCGACCTGTTCAACATCCTGCAAGGCAAACCGGTGATGGGCGATCGCCGCATCCAGGGTCGCATGATGCAGTTGACCTACAGTTCGATGGACGTTCAGATCAACCAGGTTCGCGGTGGTGCGGACTCGGGTGGTCGCATGACGCAAAAGCGTACCGTCCACAATCTGCGCAACATTTCGATGGCTGGCCTGCAGGCATGGATGCAGCGTCTGGAAGACCAAACCGCACTGGTGCATCTGGCCGGCGCACGCGGCGCGCAAAACACGACTGATTGGGTCGTGCCGCCGCAGAGCGATTCTGACTTCGCGGAGATCATGGTCAACAGCGTCAAGGCCCCGACCAAAAACCGCTACTTCGCCGCCAACGATGCCACCGGCCCGGACGACATCGGCACCAACGACGCACTGACCCTGCAAGACATCGACCGCATCGTTGCGCAACTGCGCGAGTCGCCGGTCGTCATGCAGTCGGTGAAGATCAAGGGCGACGATCGCGCCTGGAACGATCCGCTGTGGGTCATGTTCGTCACTGAACGCCAGTGGCTCTACCTGCAGGCGCGCACCGGTCAGACAACCTGGCGTCAGGCTGTGCAGTATGCGTTCGAGCGCAAGTCGGCCGGCGTCAAACACCCGCTGTTCGATGCCTACGAGACGATCATGTGGAACGGTGTGCTGATTAAGCGCATGAACCGTTACGCCATCCGTTTCGCAGCCGGCGATAGCGTCATCAAGGACACCGGTGGCACCGACGGCGGCACCTACACCGAAAGCACGGTCACGACCGCGCAGCCGGTGGATCGCGCCATCATCGTCGGCGCTCAGGCGCTGGCCAAGGCTTACGGCAAGTCGGCCTCCGACTACTTCTACGACTGGTCGGAAGAAGAAGTCGACCACGGCAACTCGATCGAAACGGTGGCAGCAGCCATGTGCGGCTCGGCCAAGATCCGCTTCAAGATCGATGGCGCCGACACCGACTTCGGCGTGGCCGTGGTGGACTCCTACGCACCGGATCCCGCATCGGCAGCAGGCCGCACTCTGCTGGGTTCGTAATTGAGAATTTCTCAATAACGGATCGGAATTGAACGCAGGCGGTGAGTAGTCCTCATCGCCTGCGAACCAAACCGTAAAGGACATTGAAATGGCAACGATTAACGCCCCCACTCTGCAAGACACCCAGTACAGCGGCGATTGCCCGCTGGCGGTTGCGCACGGCAAAGTCACCCTCGCAGCAGCACAGGTCGACGACAAGGTACGACTGGTCAAGCTCTACGCCGGCACCAAGATTTATCGCATCGACGCAATCTTTGCCGACATGGGTACTAGCACGACCCTCGACATCGGCTTTGAGTACGTCAACGGCGAATCCGGCGGCTCGGCAACGGCCTTCGCCTCCGCTATCGACACCGGCACTGCAGCAGGCACCTCGTCCAAGGTGTTTAGCCCAGTCACGCTGGCCTATGACGCCTACATCATCGCAACCGTCAAAGGCGCCGCATCCACCGGCGCACTGGATGTGGTTACGACCTACGAGTTCAAAGGCGCGAAGTAAGCCGCCTTGGCATCTCGACCGCAGTAGCAACGGGGAGGCTGCGGCTTCCCCGTTTTCTTTTCTCACGGAGAGCAAGACATGACATCAACCGTCAAGCTGGTCTACGTCGGCAAGAAGCCGGCCGCCTACGACAACATCGCCAAGTCTGGCAAAACATGGAACGGCCCGGGTGATGTGCAAGAAGTCACCGAACTGCAAGCGCGCCAGCTACTTGCCTTCCCGGATCAGTGGGCGCTGCTGAACGAAGAAGACCGCGAGGCCGTCGAGCATACGGAGTCGATCAAGGTCGTGGATGAAGACGGCGATACCGTCATCATCGACCCGGACGCTTTCAAGAAGCCGCTGGAAAAAATGTCGAAAGCGGAGATGGTCGCATATGCGAACAACCGCTGGAGCAAAACGCTTGAGCCAACCATGGCCAAGAAAATGATGATCGATCAGATCGAGGAATGGGAACGCGATCTGGATGTGACCATCGGCGGCGACCCGGAGCAATGAGTCGAATAGCTGGCCGCGCCAGATACTTTCGATATTGCGTAATGGGTATCGATCGTGGCCAATATTCCGTACACCGAATTACTGGACGAAGTGCTGCCAAGCCTGGCAGCCGATCCGTCTGATCCGGTCACAGAAAACGCCATCAAGCGTGCCGTGATCGAGTTCTGCGCCGGCTCGTGGATCTGGCGTCACTTCCCCGATCCCATTGATGTCGTCGCCGGCGAAGCGTACTACCAACTGGAGTCGCCTACCGGCACCGACATCACCGTTGTCATCGATGCCCAGCATGACCGTGCGCCGATCTACGCACGCGCTACATCGTGGCTCGACGCTGAAATACCAGGCTGGCGAACCATTCGCAAGACGCCAAAGTATTACACCCAAGTCGACACTGAGGAAATCATCCTCGCAGCCGTACCGGAATCGAGCATCGCCGGCGGACTGACGTTGACGCTCGCTCTGCAGCCAAGCCAAACCGCAACAGGCTTCCCAAAGTGGATCTTCAATCAGTACCTCTACGACCTGGCCAATGGCGCCATCGCCAAGCTGATGCTGATGCCAGGCAAGCCGTGGACGGATCTGCAAAACGGTGCCGACCGCCGTGCGCGCTTTGATGGCGCTATCGCCAACGCACGCGCCTCGGCCGCATCGGCGCTAGGCCGTGCGCCCGGGCGCGTCAAGCCGCAACACTAAGGGGCGACATGGGAACCATACTCGCCTCCAGCATCATCGAAAAAGCCGGCATCGCGTTGAATGACATCGCAGCCGTGCGCTGGACTGCTGCCGAACTGCTGGGCTACCTGAACGAAGGCCAGCGCGCAATCCTCACCTACAAGTCCAACGCTTACGTTGTCACGCGCTCGGTGCAATTGGTCGCCGGCACTCGCCAGGCATTGCCGCCCGATGGCGTGCAACTGTTCGATGTCGTGCGCAACATGGGCGCAGGCGGCGCCGTCCCCGGTCGCGCCATCCGCATCACCAAGCGCGAAATGCTGGATGCGCAAGTGCCGAACTGGCATTCGTCCACGCCTTCCAGCGTCGTTCGCCACTACACCTACGAAGAAGCCTCGCCGCGCATCTTCTATGTCTACCCGCCGCAGCCCAGCGTCACGCCGGGGTACGTCGAGATGGTCTTTGGCGCCATGCCGCCGACCGTCAGCGCTACCGATCCGATCGCAGTCGACGACATTTTCGAGATGCCGCTGCTGGACTTCGTGCTGTACCGCGCATGGATGAAAGACAGCGAATTCGGCGCAGACAGTTCGCGCAGCAGCGCGCACCTGCAGGCATTCATCAATGCACTGACGGGCAAGGCAAAGAACGAGTCCGGCGCCAGCCCGAATAACACGGCCCCGGCCACTCAACCCACCCCCCGGTAAACAGGAGAAATTGACATGCCCGGATTTTCTAACGCCCTCGCGCAACAGATTTTTGATGCGACCCTTGCGCCGTCGCGATCCAACCTGACGGCCAAAGGCGGCGTCTGGATGTCGCTGCACACCGCTGCCCCCGACGATTCGTCCGGCGGGAACGAAGCCACCTACAGCGGCTATGCGCGCGTAAACGTCGCGTCTGTCATGACATCGGGCGCCACCGGCTCGACCCCGGAATCGACCATTCGCGGCACCAACAGCGCAGAGATCAATTTCCCGGCTTCCACCGGCGCCACGCAAACCGTCACCCACTGGGCCATCTGGTCGGATCAGACCCTGGGCGGCGGCTCTTACCTGATGTACTCGGGCGCGCTTTCGTCGCCTCGCCAAGTGCAGTCGGGAGATGTGGTGGTGATCCCGGCGGGTGAACTGCGCATTGACTTGACCTGAGCATTGAGATTTTCTCAATACAAAGGGGATATTTGACCCATGAGCGGCCTGTCCAAGCATCTCGCGCTGTCACTGTTCAACATGTCGTTGAACCCAGTGCGGTTCCCGTATGAGCCGCCCGCAGGGCTTTGGCTGGCCTTGCACACGGCCGCGCCCTCCGACTCGACCTACGGTAACGAAGCCACATTCGGCGGGTATGCGCGACAGTCGATCAACAGCCTGACTGCCGCGCCTCAACCGGAAGTCGATGGCGATGTCGACATCGTGGTAACCAACGGCTCGGCCATCGTTTTCCCTTCCTCGACCAGCGAAGCAGGGCAGACCGTGACGCACTGGGCCATTTGGGACACGCAAGCGGTCGGTGACGGGAACATCCTCTATTCCGGCCCGCTCGGCTCGCCGCGCTTGATCGTGTTGGGTGATGAAGTGGTCGTCCCTGAACTGGCCATGACGCTGACCATCAAATGACCATCGGCGCACTCAACTCCGGCCAGATCAATGCGGTGCCGTTCCCGCAAGCGGAGGCCGGGCTATCGCTGATCCAACTGGTCGGCACCGTCGAAGTCGTTGGCTCGATCAGCGCGCTATACACGCGCCGCGTGGTGGGCGCCAGCACGGTCGCCAGCGCCACTGTGCCAGACATCGTGACCACGATGCGGTATCAGATGACAGCAGCGGCCGCAGCGCGCGCTATTGGCAGCACGACCGAACTGCTGAAAGTCACCAGCAACCAGGCAATCACGCCAGCCTCTGCGCTGGGCAGCGCCGGCGTCACCCTCAAGCGCCGGCTGACGGCAGCGCAATCGGCCAGAGCGGTCGTCGCATGCGGCGCAGTCATCAAGGTCAAGCGCACCGCTGCAGTCTCTGCTGTAGCCGCGTCTGACGACGTTGCCGCGCAAACGAAGGTGCCGCGCACGGCCGCCGTCCAAGCGCGCGCGCAAACGTCGGCCGGCGCATTGGTCAAAGTATCGCGCTCGGCCACTACCGTTGCTCGTGCAAGCGCCACCGCAAAAATCAAGATGATCTTGCGTGCCACCGCCGCGACCGCGCCCAGCGCCCTTGGCACGGCAGCCACACGCAACAAGCGCACGACCGGCGCTACCACCACGGCGCGCGCAGTAACGGCGGCCACGGCATTGAGAAAGATCCGGTTTTCAGCGACGGCCACGCCTCGCGCAAACACGCTCGACGCCATCGGCGCGCTACGCATATCCATGAGTGCTGAAACGGTATCAAGCGCGCTTGGCACAAGTGGCGTCGCTTTGAAATACAACCTTGGCGCGACAACTGTTGCGCGCGCCGTTCCAAGCGCGGCCGCAACAGACTATGGCATTGCCATGCCTGCGCCAATCGAGCGCCGCATGTCCGTCCCGCCGTCGGAGAGAACCATGGAGGTCACCGAATGAACTTGGGACGATTCCCGAAACAGCCGGCCGAAGTGCTGGACTACGACATCGACTTTTCGGAATTCCTGGCCGATGGCGACACGCTGACATCAGTGGGTGATCCGCCCGTGCCGTCGCCGCTCGATGTCGTTGTGTCGCCCTCCGGGTTGACGCTTGGCCCGACGGTTGTTGTTGGCAACAAAATCATCAAGCAATGGCTCTCCGGCGGCGCCGATGGCGTGACCTACAAAATCACTGTGACGGCGACATCCAACGCCGGCCGCGTCAAGCAAGTTGAATTCTATGTCCGCGTGAAGGACGAGTAAGATGGCCAATCTAAAATTTACCAACAATGCCGCAACCACGCTGTCGGGTGCCATCAACGACAGCCAGACAACCATCACGGTTGCCAGTGCATCCGGGTTCCCTTCGCTGACGGCCGGCCAGTATTTCTATTGCACGATGTATGAACTCTCGGGCAGCACCGAGATCAACATCGAAATCGTCAAGGTACAGGCAACCACCGGCGCTACCTGGACAATCGAGCGCGCGGCCGACAACACCACGGCTCGCTCGCGCAACGGCGTCACGACCTGCTACATGGAGTTGCGCTGGACGGCGGCGACCGCTGGCATGATGCTGCAGGCAGGCGAGAACCTGGCCGACCTCACCAACGTCGCCACCGCGCGCACAAACCTTGGCCTGGGGTCAATGGCCACGCAAAGCGCAAGCGCGGTTGCCATCACCGGCGGCACGATTAGCGGCGTCACGCTGACCTCGCTCGACTCCAACACGACGCT